CTACGTCGTGGAATGCGGCTGGCGCTGCACGACCGAGCAAGGGCAGCACAGCACGGGCGCTTACGGCACCTGCTCGTTCCCAGCCCCGGCTGACGCCAGCGGCGACTTCATCCCCTACGACAAACTGACCGAGGACATGGTGCTGGGCTGGGTCTGGTCTTCCGGCGTGGACAAGGCCGAGGTCGAGGCCAACGTCGCGCGCCAACTTGATGCGCTGATCAACCCCGCGCAAATCATCCCTCCGCTGCCGTGGGCCGCATGAACACCGACATCCAACTGAGCCTCACCGTCGAGGAAGTCAACGCCGTGCTCCAGACGCTCGGCAACCTGCCCACCTCCTCGGGCGCGTACCCGCTGATGATGAAGATCAAGGCGCAGGCCGAGGCTGCGGTGCAATCCAAAAAGGTTGACACCGTACCCGAAGTGGTGTAGTTTTAGCGTACTGGTCCGCCCGACCAGGGTTCTTCGGAACGAACATGGACGAACAAACCCCAGTGGTTGTTGCGGAAGAAGTCCCTCCGCAAGAGCAGGCAGCGACGGCCGCGCCTGAATCTGACCAGACGCCGGAAGAAGCCAAGCCTGCTGCCAAGACGTTCACCCAAGACGAGGTGGACGAACTGATCAGCAAGCGGCTTGCAAGAGAGCAGCGCAAATGGGAGCGCAAGCAGGTACAGCAACCTGCGGCTGCACCGCCCAAGGATGTCCCGCCTGTAGACAGTTTCGAGTCCCCGGAAGCCTACGCGGAAGCGTTGGCAACCAAAAAGGCCGAGGAACTGGTTGCACAGCGAGACGCCCAACGGCACCAGGCTGAAGTGCTGGAGGCGTATCAGGATCGTGAAGAGCAAGCTCGGGAGAAGTACGACGACTTCGAGCAAGTCGCCTACAACCCGAATCTGCGCATCACGAACGTGATGGCCGAAACGATCCAGGCTTCTGACGTTGGCCCCGATGTAGCCTACTACCTCGGCTCCAACCCGAAGGAAGCGGATCGCATCTCCCGTCTGTCCCCGTTTCTGCAAGCCAAGGAGATTGGGAAGATCGAGGCCAAACTGGCTACCGATCCTCCGGTCAAGAAAACCACCGCCGCGCCGCAGCCGATCACGCCTGTGTCTGCCCGCACCACGGGCTCCCCAGCCTACGATACCACCGACCCGCGCTCCATCAAGCAGATGAGCACAAGCCAGTGGATCGAGGCTGAGAGGCAGAGGCAGATCAAGAAACTGCAAGCGCAAAACCGCATCTGAAAGGAATCACCGTGAGCAATTCACTGCTTACCATCGACATGATCACGCGGAAGGCTCTCGAAATCCTCGAGAACAACCTCGTGATTACCCGCAACGTGAACCGCCAGTACGACGACTCGTTCGCCGTGGAAGGCGCCAAGATCGGCTCGACGCTGCGCATCCGCCTGCCCGACCGCGCTCTGGTGACGGACGGCGCTGCCCTCCAGACCCAGGACGACAACGAGCAGCACACGACCCTGACGGTCGCCAGCCAAAAGCACATCGGCATCAACTTCACGTCGGCCGAACTGACGATGCAGCTGGACGACTTCGCTGACCGCGTGCTCAAGCCTCGTATCAGCCAACTCGCCTCCAGCATCGACGCCGACGTGGCCAACGCCTTCAAGGGCATCGGCAACTCGGTGGGCACGCCGGGCACCACGCCGGGTACCTCGCTGGTGCTGCTGCAAGGCCAGCAGAAGCTCAACGAGAACGCTGCCGTGATGTCGCCGCGCTACGCGACGGTCAACCCGGCCGCCAACGCGGGCCTGGTCGAAGGCATGAAGGGCCTCTTCAACCCCACCGACACCATCAGCAAGCAGTTCAAGGCTGGCATGATGGGCACCGGCGTGCTGGGCTACGAAGAGATCAACATGTCGCAGTCCATCAAGGTCTTCACCACCGGCACGCGCAACGCGACTGGCGGCACGACCTCGGCGGCGGTCACGTCCAATGGTGCCACGGTCATCGCCATCACTGGCGCTGGCAACAACGCCACGGTCAAGGCTGGCGACGTGTTCACGGTGGCAGACTGCTTTGCGGTGAACCCGCAAACGCGTGAGTCCACTGGCTCGCTGTTCCAGTTCGTCGTCCTGTCGGACGTGACGCTGGGCAGCAGCGGTGAAGGCAACCTGACGGTCGCAGCCATGTACCCGGCCACGCACGCGCTGGCCACCGTCAACACCCTGCCTGGCAACAGCAAGGCCGTGGTGTTCGTGGGTGCTGGCGGCACCGCGTACCCGCAGAACCTGATCTACCACAAGGACGCCATCACGTTCGCCACCGCCGACCTCCTGCTTCCGCAGGGCGTTGACATGGCTTCGCGTGCCGTCCACAACGGTATCAGCCTGCGCGTCGTGCGTCAGTACGACATCAACAACGACCGGATGCCCTGCCGGATCGACGTGCTGTACGGCTACAGCGTGATCCGTCCGCAGATGGCCGTGCGCCTCTGGGGCTGACGAAAACAGGGGGCTTCGGCCCCCTACTTCACATCTGAACATCGAAAGGAATCATCATGCCTCTTCCGAATGGCTCTGGCGGCTATCAGGTTGGCGCGGGCAACGTCAACGAACCGTTGGTCTTTCCGCAAACCGCGCCCACGGCGCTGACGGCCGGCGCAACGGCTACGGCCGCGCAACTGGCCGCTGGTCTGTTCACCTTCAACGGCACCGCTGGCAACCTCGTGCTGCCCACGGTCGCGCTGCTGGAGGCCGAGCTGCCCGCGGTGCAGAAGGTTGATGCCGCGTTTGACTTCTACGTCATCAACATCGACGCCTCGGGCTCCGATGCGATCACGGTGGCGGTCGGCACGGGCTGGACGCTGGTGGGTGCGGGTGCGGTGGCGGCGGCGACTTCCGGGCACTTCCGTGCTCGCAAGACCGGCGAAGGCACTTGGACCTGCTACCGCATCTCTTGATGGCGCTGCCCCCGGTGCAAGCCGGGGGCTCATCCTAGGAGCATTTCATGCCGAACACCAAGGCAGTAGGTGTGGCGTTCGCGGACCCTGAGTTCGAGAGCGTCACCGTTACCGGCGCTGTCGCCGCCGCATCGGTGGCCGCCACCGGCGCGGTCAGCGCCACGCAGCTCAAGCTGAACGCGCCCGTCATCAAGACGGCTTCGTTCACGCTTGCCGACAACGAGAACTTCCTCGTCTGCAACGGCGCAGGCAGCATCACGGTCACGTTCCCCACGGCATCGGCCAGCACCGGCCGCGTCGTGTGGATCAAGACCATCGCTGCGCAGACCGTCGTGTCCGCGGGCACCAACGTCAAGCCCATCGGCACCAATACGGCCGGCACCGCGATCCTCGCGGCGTCTGCCGGGGCCTGGGCGATGCTGGTGTGCGACGGGACCGATTGGGTCATCATGGCGTCGTGATAAGGTAGGGGCTTCGGCCCCTACCTCTTACACATCATGGCAGTCATTTACCTTCGACACCCCCTCCACGGCGCCAAGGTTGCATCTTCCGACATGGAGGCGAACTTCGACATCGCGCAGGGATGGGAGGTTTTTGATCCCGCGGCGCCGGCCGATCCGCCTGCGCCTGAGCCCGTTGTCAACGAGTTGCCCCGTCGCGGGCGGCCACGCAAGAACGTAGAACCCACCGGAGTCTGATATGGCGACTGCCACCGCTGGCGACCAGATCAACGGAGCACTTCGCCTGATCGGCCAACTGGCAGAAAGCGAAGTGCCGTCTGCGGCTACGTCGCAAGATGCGTTGGCGGCAATGAACCAGATGATCGACTCGTGGAACACCGAGCGGCTGTCGGTGTTCTCCACGCAGGACCAGACGTTTCTGTGGCCCGCCAGCACCATCAGCCGCACGCTTGGCCCCACCGGCGACTTCGTGGGTAATCGGCCCATCCTGCTCGACGACGCGACGTATTTCCGCGACCCGGGCACGAACGTCAGTTTCGGCGTCAGGATCATCAACCAGCAGCAGTACGACGGCATTGCGGTCAAGACCGTGACTTCGACGTACCCGCAGGTGATCTGGGTCAACATGACGTACCCGGACATCGAGATGTACATCTACCCGGTGGCCACCCGGGAGGTGGAGTGGCACTTCATCTCAGTCGAAGAGCTGTCCAACGCGGCGACGCTGGCGACCACGCTGGCCTTCCCGCCCGGCTACCTGCGCGCGTTCAAGTACAACTTGGCCTGCGAGATCGCCAACGAGTTCGGCGTCGAGCCGCCGCCCCAAGTGCGCCGCATCGCTATGACCAGCAAGCGCAATCTGAAGCGCATCAACAACCCGGACGACGTGATGTCGATGCCGTACTCGCTGGTGGCCACGCGGCAGAGGTTCAACGTGTACGCCGGATCATACTAAGTATGTTTAACTGTTGTCGTATTGGCTATGTTTGCCGGCAATGAAGCCTTTATGGCCTTTGACCGCGCGCAACAACCCTCGGCGCTTGTACGCGTCAATGAAGTGCTGCGCGTTTTGCTGATGTGTGACAAGTTCCAGGTTTTCCAGTCGATTGTTGGCGCGGTCAAGGTCTTTGTGGTTGATCTCAAGTCGGCCTGGAATCGGGCCATTGAACGCTTCCCACATCAGTCTGTGTACGCTGCGGCGCACATACGCTCCGTTGTGGCACAGCGACGCAATCATGTACCCTTTGAGATTTCGCACCTTCACGGATCGACTTGCCGTGTTGCCGGCCCACGTTTTACCGCGCTTAATGTTGCTGGCGGTAGCCAAGCTGGTGCCCAAGAACTCGGCAACCTCTCGCAGCAGCGCGCCTTGCTCAAACATGCGCTTGGCCTCGGCCACTCTGTCGCCGTCCAACGTCTTGCCCCGCGCAATCCGGCGCACGTTGCCGTGATCGCTCACCTCGTACAGTTGTTCAAACCCAAGCACCGGCTTCCACGTTTCCATCTGCCTACTCCTTTCAAGGTGAACGGAGTATAGCATGAAGACTCCGATCCTCGGTCAGTCCTACGTTGTTCGCAGCCCCAACGCTGCGGCGGCGCGGCTCGTCAACCTTTACCCCGAGGCGCTGATTGAGGGTAAGGAAGCGGCGTACCTGCAACGCTGCCCGGGGCTGCGACTGGTCGCAACGGTTGGCACCGGCCCCATCCGAGGCATGTGGTCGCTGGGCGGTAACCTGTACGTTGTCAGCGGAACGAGCCTGTACAAACTCACCTCGACGTATGCAGCGACACTCATCGGCACCGTGATCGGCACGGAGCCGGTCAGCATGAGCGACAACGGCACGCAGTTGTTCGTGGCCGCCAACGGGCCGAGCTACATTTACAACACGTCCACCGGCGTCTTCCAACAGATCAGCGACCCGGACTTTCCTGGCGCTGTGACGGTTGGTTTTCTCGACCAATACTTCGTTTTCAATGAGCCCAACAGCCAACGCATCTGGGTCACTGAACTACTTGACGGCACCAGCGTCGATCCCCTTGACTTTGCCAGCGCCGAGGGCTCGCCCGATGGCGTGGTGAGCCTCATCGTAGACCACCGCGAAGTGTGGGTGCTCGGCACCAACAGCGTCGAGGTTTGGTACAACACGG